GTGATGGCACGGCGTGCCGGATGGGGTGGCCTGTCACTCCCTGTTGAGGGGCGCCTGGATTTATGGATTAGCTTCTATCCGCCCACACGCTGTCTGCCTGACGATGACAACATGCTGGCGCGGTTTAAGCCGTACCGGGATGGCATTGCCGATGCCCTGGGCATTGATGACCGGCGTTTTGTATCGCATCCGTTGGTTGAGGATGAGGTACGCCATGCCGGACAGGTGGTCATCACCATCACGGGCATCACGCAGCAAGCAAGCAACGGAGGGCCACGCCTGCACGCCAATCCTGCATTCTGATCCTCCCCATCCGTGGTGATGGCCGTGTGACCAACGTTTATTCAGGTGATGCCTACCTGAGCGCTATTAAGCGCCTGGTGACTGCTTCTGGTCACCGTTTTTGACGTGAAACCCACAGGACATCCGCCATGACTGATCCGCGACGCTTACTGGCTCGTTTGAACCCGAGCACGATCCGCTACGACACGCTGCCTGGTGGCGTGCCTGAGTTGACAGCGCAAGACATTGCCCATGCCCTGGGGCTGGTGCCTGCGGGCTTGGGGCGTGAGGTACTGGAAGCGTGCTGGTGGCCGGATGGCGCAGCGTTGCGCCGTAGCCCCTTGCGCGATGCGGCGGTGGCCTTGGTGGTGCCGGAGATTCGACGGCAGCAGCAGCGCTTGCTGGAAGCGCGTACAGACGTGGGCATTGTCAAAGCGTGCATGGGGTGGACCCGAGCGACGACAAGCGCACAGCAGGCGGCGCTGAGGCGTGCGGAGGAGCGGCTGGAGGAGGCCAAGGCGCAGCTATGGCCACAGGCAACATTGGAGATGTTACCGGTACTGGTTGCGGCGGTGGTGGATGAGCTGTCCACGCCGCAGTTATGCCCCTGCTGTCATGGTCGGGGGGAACGGCGTGTAGGGGCGTTGGTGAAGGTGTGCACGGCGTGCGGGGGTAGCGGTGCGGTTCCCGCCAGTGACCGCAAGCGCGCCGCTGCCATTGGCCGGGACGAATCCACCTACCGCACGACATGGCGCAGCCTGTATGAGTGGCTGTTGGAGCGGATGGGTGTTGCGGAACGACAGGTGGCGACGCAGTTGCAAGAGGCATTGCAGACAGATGCTGCGTAGTGCGGGATTGATGCCCCCGCACTTTCCCCCCTACTGTACGCGCCTGAGTGGTGCTATGCCCTCATCGAATGATTTACTCGCGCCCTGCCCACCTCAGCAGGGCTTTTTTTTTTATTCAAAGCCAGCGACCGCCTTCGGGCGGTTTTTTGCGTACTGGAGTCCCCCCATGCAGACCATTGGTGAAGAAGGCATTGCACTCATCAAGTTTTTTGAGGGTTTGCGGTTGCAGGCGTACATATGCGAAGGCAGTGCGCTGACGATTGGTTACGGCGAGACGGGCAAGCATGTGACGCCTGCTATGTGTCTTGCCAATGAGCAGGAAGCCGATGCGATGTTACGTGCTCGATTAGCCAAAGAGTTTGAACCGGCTGTACGGCGTTATGTGCGTGTGCCACTCAAGCAACATCAATTTGATGCGTTGGTATCGCTGAGCTTCAACATTGGTGTGGGCGCGTTTCACCGCTCGACCTTGCTAAAGCGGCTCAATGCCGGTGATGTTGCTGGCGCGGCGGAGCAGTTTCATGTGTGGAAATGGGCGGGCGGTCGTGTGCAGTCTGGTTTAATCATCAGACGTGCCGCCGAACGTGTGTTATTTGAATATGGTGACTGGCGTGCCGAAGCGGAGAAACAGCGTGCTGCTTTGAAGAGCAAGGGCCGCCGTGATTGATCCCTCGCTGCTGCCTGCCTGGTGGAAAGAGGCGTTTTATGTGTGCCTGGCGATGGCCACGGGAACGCTGAGTTATTTAATGCGTGCACTGGACGCTAAAGAGAGGCTGGCTGTCTCCCGCGTGTTGATTGAGGCGGGGATTGCGGGGTTTGTTGGTTTATTTGTGATGTGTGTGTGTGAATGGTTGGAGATGAGCCAAGCGTTTACGGTGGCGGCGGTGATTGCCTCCGGTTTAATTGATACACCGCAGACCTTAGAGCTGATTCAGAACGTGATTGTGCCCAAGCTTGGCACGGGGAGAAGGAGTTCGGATGATCGTTAATACACTGCGCCGTGTGTGGCGAGGTTTGCCCAGTGTGCGGCTGCTGATTGAGTACATGATGATTGGTGCGTTGGTGGCGTTGGTTGCACATGCAGTGCTGGCCTGGTCCGAGCGCAGTCAATTAGCGCAACGTGCGGCGCAGCTGGAAGGCCAGTTAGCGGCGGTGGAAAGCACGTTGGATGCGCAGGTTGCGATCAACACGGAGCAAGACGCTGCGCTTGCGCGGCTGCGTGCGTTACGGGAGATCGACAGGCAGGCGATTGCGGGGCTACATACGGATTTGAATCGGATCACGTTGCGCGACCGTGCATTGCGGCAGCGCATCACGCATTGGGAGCAACACAGCGATGAGGCGAAAGCCTTTCTGGATATGGATGTGCCTGACGTGCTTGGGTGCTTGCTCGACGGGGGTTCCTGTCAAGCCAGTTATCGTCACGCAGACCCGCGTTGAGGTGATCACCCCGCCGCAGGTGTTGTTGCAACCGTGTGAGGAGCCGCCATTGCCGCGTGTAGAGACAGTCCGCGACGTACTGAATCAGACGCTGGGATGGCGTTTGGCGTATGAACACTGTGCGGCGCAAGTGCGCTGTGTTGCGGCATGGGTACAGGCGGCCAGCGTCGGGCAGCCGTGGTCACCGCAGGGCTGCGGGGAAGAGGGCGAATGAGGCGGGTGTTTCCTCAATTTTTTTCGCCCCCTATATATAGAGAAACGAAAAAAATTCACCGGATATTTTGTTTTTCCAGGGAGGCCGTGCGATGGCTGAGAGAGGACGTAAAGCGCATATGCCGACAGATGAAAATCGTGTGATGGTAGAAAAGCTGGCGTCGTTTGGCACGCCTCATGATCACATTGCCTTGTTGATGCAGATCAGTGCACCGACGCTGCGCAAGCACTATCGTCGCGAGCTGGACATTGGTGGTATTCAAGCCAATGCAAAGGTGGCCGAAAGTCTGTTCAATATGGCGACCCACCCGACGAGGCCGAACGCGCATGCGGCCCTTGGCTGGATGAATGCGCGGGCTGGCTGGAAAGACACGCAACGCGTTGAGGTGTCCGGCCGCGATGGGGGAGCGATTGAACAGAAGGTTGGATTGGCGTTAGTCGATGAAAAGCAAATCGCCGCCGTTGTGCAGCGTCTTGAATCGGAGTACTGAGCAGGCGCAAGAACAGGCGGTGATCAAAACCAAGTGTGAGCAGAGCCATTTGTTTTTCACGCGGTATTTTTTCAAACAGCGTCAGCAACTGCGGTTTAGGGTGAATTGGCACCATCAGGTGATTGCTGGGGTGGTGGACGATGTGATTGCAGGGCGGCGCAAGGATGTGGTGATTAACGTGCCTCCTGGGTCGTCGAAAACGGAGCTTGTGGCAATTAATTTGATGGCGCGTGGGTTGGCGCTGAATCCGTATGCGCGGTTTTTGCATATTAGTTATTCGGATGATTTGGCGCTGCTGAATTCAGAGACGGCGCGGGAGATTGTGCAGTCTGATGAGTATCGTGCGTTGTGGCCGTTGGAGATTGCCGATGATGCCAAGTCAAAGAAGCGTTGGAATGTGGTGGTGGATGGCAAGAAAGCCGGTGGGGTGTATGCGGTGAGTCTGGGGGGACAGGTGACGGGGTTTCGTGCCGGACACATGGCCCCGGGATGGCAGGGGGCGATCATTATTGATGACCCGCTGAAGGTGGAAGATGCCTACAGCAAGACCGGACGCAGTAAGGCCAACCGTAAGCTGGTGTCCACGGTGAAGAGTCGTAAAGCCAGTCCGGACACGCCAATCATTGTGATCATGCAACGTTTGGCGCAGGACGATCCGACGGGGTTGATCCAGTCTGGGGGATTCCCGGGGGCGTGGGAATGTATTGAGATTCCTGCATTGATTGATGATGCCTACGTGTCCGGTTTGCCGGAGCAGGTGCAAGGGCAGGTGGTGCGTGATGTGCAGGACCAGGACGGACGCTACAGCTACTGGCCGTACAAAGAGCCGTTAGCTGAGTTGCTGGCGTTGGAAGCGACGGATCGTTATGTGTTCAGTGGTCAATATCAGCAGCGACCCAGTCCGCTGGGCGGTGGGATCATCAAAGGGGATCAATTTGGGCGCTATACGGTGCTGCCGCGCATTCTCTCGCGCAACGTGTATGGCGATACGGCGCAGAAGACGGCTGAGCGTAACGACTACAGCGTCTTCCAACTGTGGGGGCTGGGAGAGGACAAGCGTATTTATTTGTTGGACATGATTCGCGGCAAGTGGGAAGCGCCGGAACTCAAGCGGCGGGCGATTGATTTTTGGAATGCGCATCGCGCCTACGACCATAAGGTATCGGCTCCGATCCGTCAGATGAAGATTGAGGACAAATCTAGCGGCACGGGCTTAATTCAGGACATTGCCAGAGGTGGCGCTGGTCAGGGGCGTATTCCGGTGACTGGGATTGCACGGGTGACCGACAAACTCACGCGGGTGATGGATGTGGTGTCCTACATTGATGCGGGGTGGGTGGTGATTCCAGAGCAGGCGGGGTGGGTGAAGGATTTTGTGGCTGAGTGTGAAGCGTTCAGCGCTGATGGCACGCATGCGCACGATGATCAGATTGATCCGATGGTGGATGCGATTAATGATCTGCTGGCGCATCCGGCAAGTGATTGGAGTCGCTGGGTGTGAGTGGCCGCAATCGCAACAAGCGCGCCGCGCGGGCCAGATCCGGTGCGGCGCCTCAGCATGTCGTGGACACCTTGCAGAACCTGGTGGCCGGATTGGGCGATCAGCGCGACAAGATGAGCTATGGGCGGTACCTGCTGCCCCGAGTGATTGATCGTGTCGAACTGGAGGCGATGTACCGGACCAATTGGCTGGCGCGCAAGGTGGTGGATATTCCGGCCACGGACATGACGCGGGAATGGGTCACGTTGAATACGGCGCTGCACGCCGATGCGCTGGAGCCGATGCATCGTCTGGAACAGGCGTTGAACGTGCGCGCCAAGGTGCGCGATGCACTGGCCTGGGCCCGGTTGTACGGGGGTGCGGTGCTGTTTATCAACGTGCATGGGCAAGACCCGTGCTTGCCGTTTGATCCGGCCTCGGTCATGCTGGGGAGCAGGCTATCGCTGACGGTGTTGGATCGCTGGCGGGTGGCGCTGGGCAGTGGTCAGATGGACCAGGACCCCTTGAGTGAGACCTACGGGCAACCGCGCTGTTATCAGATTGCCGGATCGGTGGAGCGGGTGGACCATTCCCGGATGATTGCCTTCTCTGGAGCGGAACTGCCCTGGGAGGCATTCAGGGGGAATGGCTACTGGCATGACTCGGTATTGCAGGCCATGTACAACGCGCTCAGCCGCTATGACACCGCGACCCAGGGCACGGCGTCGATGTTTTTTGAGGCGGTGGTGGATGTGTTGCGTATCTCTGGACTCAGCAACACGTTAACAACGGACCGAGGGGCCGAAGAGGTACACAAGCGCTTTCAGTTAGCGGCCATGATGAAATCGTTCAATCGGATGCTGCTGTTGGATGCCCAGGATGCCTACACCCAAAAAACCAATCACTTTTCGGGTGTGAAGGATGTGATTGAGCAATTCATGATGGATATTTCAGGGGCGGCGGATATTCCGGCGACCCGGTTGTTTGGTCAGTCCCCCCAAGGCATGAACGCCACCGGTGACAGTGATATTCGCAATTATTACGACCGCATCAAGGCGCAGCAGGAGGACGAGCTACGGCCTGTGCTGAGGTTGTTGTATGAGGTGCTGTTTCGGGCTTCTGTCGGTGAGTGTCCCCATGATCTGGATATCCAGTTCAATTCGCTATGGCAGATGAGCCAGACAGAACAGGCGAGCATTGAGAAGCTGCGTGCCGAGCGTGATCAGATTTACTTGACGCATGGTGTGATCGGTCCAGACGTGCCCTGTGCTGAGCTGCTGGAACAAAAAACCTATTCAAAGCTCACCGAACGCCATGTGACGCTGGCGGCGGAACTGTCTCAGGCGATGGAGCCTCCTTTAGATGTTGACATTACCGGAGCTACTGCGCTTGCAGGGACGCCGGGTCAAGAAGCGGCAGTTACGCCCGCCGCGACCCAGCCGCCACGCTGAGGCGATGTATAGGAACGAACTGCTGGCCTTGGTGCGGGTGCTGCACCAGGCGGTGCGGGAGGAGGTGCTGCCGGTGCTCAACGCATCGCAGCCCCACATGACACGTGATGCGCCTGACGGCAACGCCCCACAGGGCCATCTGGCCTCCCAGTTCATGCAGGCCATTGAGGCGGCCTTGCTGCGGGCGGCGTTGCGCTGTGGTGGCTTGCCTCAATGGGCCGAGAGGATTGCCGCCCAGCAGGTGCAGCGTGTGGACCGTCAGGTCGTACAGACGATTGGCAGCGCGGTACGTACCGCCTTCGGCATCGACATCACGTCATTGATGCTGGCCCAGGATGTGCGCACTCAGATACACGCGGCCCGTGCCGTCAATGTCCAGTTGATTACCTCCATTCAGCGACAGTATTTCGACAAGATCGGTACCGCTGTGTTGCAAGGCGTTATGCAGGGTAAACGCGCCAGCGCACTGGCCAAGGAGATTGAACAGATCACCGATGCCACGGCATCACGGGCAAAATTCATTGCACGGGATCAGACATCAAAAATGAATGCCGCATTCAATGAAATCCGGCAAGTGGGGCTAGGGATTGAAAGCTACACCTGGCAGACCTCAGGAGATGAACGGGTGCGTGAGGATCATGCGACCCATGATGGCACCGTCTTTCGATGGAGCGATCCCCCCGCGACGGGGCATCCGGGACAGGACTACAACTGCCGCTGTGTGGCGATTCCGAACGTGACGCTGGAAGGCCCTTGATGATCACCCTGGATGTCCAACTGACCCAACGTCGCAAGACGCCGGAAGGGTATCTGATCGTACCTGCCCGATTTGCGCGCACCGGCATACAGCACTATGCCGCCCACGAATTAGGGTTGAGTGGTGCTGATCCCCAGCGGGTGATTCGGGTCTACCGACCGCCTGAAGAAGTGTTTGCTGCTGAGGCTATCGCCAGCTTTGATGGTCGCCCGATCACCGATGAGCATCCGGATGAGGAGGTGACCGCCGAGAACTGGCGCGCCCATGCGGTGGGCTTTGCCCGCAATCCACGGCGCGAAGGGGAGTATCTGGTGGCCGATCTCACCATTACCGATGAGGCGACCATCGAAAAGATTGAAGCTGGGAAACAAGAACTTTCCGGCGGCTACAGCGCCGAGTACGACTGGACCCCGGGCTGGACCCCGGAGGGCGACGCCTACGAGGTGAAACAGATCCGGATCCGTGGCAACCACATTGCCACCGTTGCCGCAGGCCGTGCTGGATCCCAGTGCCGCGTGGCCGATCGTGACATTGCATTACCCCCACCCTTTGGAGAACACCCCATGACCAAACGCCGCATTAGTGTGGACGGTATCAGCCTGGAGCTTGAAGAGACGGAGGCCAGCGCGGTTGAACACCTGGCGGCCAAACTCAAGACGGCCACCGAGAAAGTGGATGCCCTGGAAGAGGATCTGCACGCCGCCCAGGCCCCGGTCAAACTGGACAGCGGCCAAGCGCTGACCAAGGAACAGCTGGTGGCCAAAATTGCGGACCTGTCAAAGCAATTGGCGGGGCTGGAAGCGGCCCGCGCTGCCGACGAGGACCCGCAACAGCGGGATCAAGCGATTGAAGCCATGTCACGACAGATGGGCGATGCGCGGCGGCTGGTGCCGGGCCTGGTGACCGACGGCAAGCCATGCAGCGCGATCCGCCGTGAAGTGGTCAGCCGTCTCCACCCCACGTATCCGGCCATGATTGACACCTTACTGCACGGGGTCCGGGTGGCCGATGCCGCGCAGACGGCGGTCGACCTGGCGTTTAACGTTCTGGCGTCCGCGCCGGTGACGGCTTCGGCAGGGCTGGCTGCTGAGGCGGTGAACGAGGCGTTACGGCGTCAGATCGTCAAGACATCGGATGCCGACCTGGACCCGCGAGCGGCGTATATCCAGCAGCTCACCCACGCCACCTATGGCACTTCAGCACCCTAAGGAACACGCATGTCCGGAATTGACTTATCCACCTATGGTGGGCGCTTACTTGATCTTGGCGATGCGGGGCAAGTCATCGACTTGAACACCAGCGGCCTTTGCAACTACAAAAACGCCGGAGAAACCCCGATTGATTTTGGCTTATTTGTGGCACGCGGTCCCAAAGACGCCACCTGCAAAGCCCCCGATGGTGCAGACGCTGCCATCCTGGGGATCAGTGTCCGCCATGTCACGATGGTGGCCGATGCGGCCGGACAGGTCCGCTATGCCCCCCATGCGATGGTGCCGGTGTTGGAGATCGGTCGCATCTGGGTGATCTGCGAGGATGGCTGCCGCCCGGATGATCCGGTGTTTATCCGCATTGCGGGAACGGGGGCCTTGGGCGCGGCCCGATCTGCCGCCATCGCTTCAGAAACCATTCCCTACCCCCAGGCCATCTGGGACAGCACGAGCGCCCCCGGAGCGCTGGGCGTGATCCGCATTCTTAAATAAGGGACCTGCATGAACATGATTGACATACGCCGCCGTCAGATAGCCGATGCGTTGAACCCGATGTTGCTGACCGATGCGCGGTATCAGACATCCGATGCCACCCAAGCGCTGGCGTTTTTGGTGTCGCAACTGACCCATGTTGAATCGACGATCTACGCCCGCCAGCGCCAAGGCATCCAGTACCGGGATTTAGTGCCCATCAGCACCGAAGCGGGCGAGTACGCCACCTCGGTGACCTATCAAATGTATGACTATTCCGGACGTGGCAAGCGGCATTCTGGACGGGGCGAAGATATTCCGACGGTCGATGTGGCCTACGCACAAAAGAGCGTGCCTGTGGTGTTGGGCACCATTGGCTACGATTACACCACCGAGGAACTGCGCCAATCGGCCTTTCTGCGTAAACCCCTCAACACCGCGCGGGCCGATGCGGCGATGGATGCCTATGAGCGTCATATCAACGATGTGGCGTTGTTTGGTGAGGACGAACTCACCGGCCTGTATACCCATCCTGGCGTGCCGGTCCTGTTGAACACCGCCGGGCCTTGGATCGGTCAGTCGCCCGCCCAGGTGCTGGCCTTGTTCAACGCCTTGATCTCCAGCGCTTGGATGAACACCCAATATGTGGAGATGATCGATACCGTCCTGTTGCCCGGTAGCGTCATGAACTATCTCGTCTCCACCCCGCGCAGTGACAACAGCGATAAAACTATTCTGCATTACGTGCTGGAAAACAACATTGCCAAAGCCGAGCGTGGCCTTGATCTGACGGTCCGCACCGGCTACGGCTTGGAGACGGCAGGAGAAGGCGGCACGACCCGCGCCATGGTGTATACCAAGCACCCGACCAAGCTGGTGCTGCATCTGCCCATGCCGATCCGGTTTTTGCCCCCGCAACCCAAGGGCCTGAAGTTTGATATTCCAGGTGAATACAAATACAGCGGCGTGGAGTTCCGTTATCCCAAGTCCGCCCTGTATGCCGACGGCATTTGAGTCTGAGGCCACACACATGACACCAGCGCCCTGAGGCGCTTTTTTTTGGAGAACGCAGCACCATGACCACGATCATGCTCAAGAACACCCGCAGCTGTGATGTCACCCTGGATGGCGTGACGATCCAGGCCGGACGCACGCAGGCCCTGGAGGCTGCATACGTGGAGCAGCTGCGGCAGCACCCTGGGATTGGCCTGTGGTTTGACAATGGCTATTTGGTGGAGCAGCAGGTGGAACCATCATGCGCCCCAGTGGGTGGCGGTGAAGGGCATACGGACCCTACGACAGAAAAAACCCCTGTGATAGAAACGGATCCTACGACAGAAAAAAACCCTGTGACAGAAACGGATCCTACGACAGAAAAAAACCCTGTGACAGAAGAGGCCAGGCATGACGCTGCGCTGGGTAAAGCAGGAAAATCCAGAAGGACCTGATCATGGCCGAGTCACTGACGGTTCAAACATTCCTGGCACGCTATCCGGAGTTTGCCACCCAGCCCCCGGAACGCGTGGCTCAGGCCCTGGAAGACGCCCATCCCTGGGTGGATGCGTCCCGATGGGGAGCGGCGTATGCGCAAGGAATCGCGAGCCTGGCGGCCCATTTTGTTTGGTCCACCCCAGGGCTGGGAGCCGACAGCGCCGCCGCTAGAGGCGTGGTGGTGTCCGAGCGCGCCGGTGATCTGCACATCAGCTACGCGGCGCTGCCCTCTGACAGTGCCAGTGACGCTTGGCTAGCCACCTCGGTGTATGGACAACGTTACCTGACGCTGCGTCGGATGATCGGCCTGGGGGCCTTGGTCGCCCCATGAGTGCCGTCAAGATCATTCGGCCCGCCGATCCCAACACGTGGAAGGCCCTGGCGCAGCGGCTGCACGCGATGGCGCAGCGCTGTGTCGTGGTGGGCATTCCTGCCGCGCACAACGCCCGGACGGAAGACGGGATCGGCTCGGCTGGACTGTTGGCGGTGCATGAATTGGGTGCGCCAGAGCGGGGCATTCCGGAGCGCTCCGTGGTGCGGCGTTCCATCAGCGAGCATCAAGACAACTATGTGGCCCTGCACAGGCAGCACCTGCGCGCAGTGCTGCGTGATGCGATGAGCGTAGAGACCGCCCTGGACACCCTCGGGGCGGTGGCCGCAGGCGATGTCCAGGCCACCATCCGTCACGCGGACTTACCGCCGCTGAGGCAACAGACCATTCGGCGCAAAGGCTCCAGCGCCCCGCTGATTGACACCGGGCAGATGCTCCAGTCGATCACCTATGAGGTGCGCGATGCTGAAGATTAGCGCGCTGTTTGGCAATCCACGCTTTGCCCAGACAGTCACGGTGCACCGTGACCACGGGCACTATCGCGCCGATGGCACCTGGATCCAGGCCAGCGTTGCGCACCCTGTGCGAGCGATCCTGCATCCGGTCAAACCCGATGACCTGCAATTGCTTCCAGAAGGGCAGCGCTATTTTCCCTCCAAAAAAATCATGAGTCAGCACGCGCTGTGCGTCGGTGATCTGGTGCGCTACCAGGACACCACCTGGCGCATCGTGCAGCTTTCTGACTGGTCCGAGTATGGCTACTACCACGGTATCGCCGTTCGACATGACGGGACTGCGCAGCCTGCTGCGGCTGCTTCTGGCCTTACCTGAAGGATCCGTCCGCCCGGCGGATCAGCCCGCCCCCTGTGGAGCCGCACCGTTTGTGACGGTAAAGCGCCTGCGTTCTACCCCCTTGGGAGCGGCGTGCTGCGCCTTTGATGGCCGCCAGCAGAGCATCACCTGTGCCTATCTGCACCACATTAGTGTGAATGCCTACGGTACGGGCGCCTATGAACTGCTGTTGCAGGCACAGGCCTTACTGTCCTGCCAGGCGGGCACGGCAGGGCTGCGCGCCTTACGTGCGGGCCTGGTGTCCGTCACGGCTGCCCAAGACCTCTCGGCCATTGTGGGCGCCGGATATGAAGCCCGCGCCCGGATCGAATTACAGATCACCCACCACCACCGTGTGGTGACCACCCTGGCTGCTGTGGACAGCGCAGACATCCATATTCACACCCGCACCGGTCACATCGCCAGCGTGACCATGACGGCACCGGAGACCCAGTAAATGGCGCTAGCGCTTTCAAACATTGTCAATGTGCAACTCAATGCACAGCCCCAGTCAGCAACCCGTCGTGACTTTGGGATGCTGGCCGTGTTCACCCCCGAAGCGGGCACCGTATTTGTCGATACCAAAACACGCTTCATGCATGCCAGCACGCAGCAGCAGGTGGAACACGCCTTTGGCAGCTACTCCAAAACCGCAGCAGCCACCCGCCGCTTCTTTGCACAAAGCCCCCGCCCCAAACAGCTCATGGTGGCGCGCTGGAATCGATTTAAACAACACATTGCCGCCTCCCCAACGACACTCACCTCCGGGCCGATTGCTCAGGCCGATACGTGGTACAAGGGCGTGGATGACGGCTGTTTTTCCATCCGCATCTATGGTGTGGATGTCACCTTATCCAAGCTGAATTTCACCACGGCCACCTCATTCTCCCAAGTGGCGACTGTGTTGAATAAGGCACTGGATGAGTTTGGAGTGAATTGCCGATTCTTAAATGACTGCTTTGAACTCTATGCTGCCGTGGCCGGAGGAAATAACGCCATTGGCTATGCACAGCAGCGCAGTCCCTCTGGCACCTATGTCGGGCACTGGCTGAAGCTTGAAGCCGATCAGGCCCGCCTGAACATCGGTAACAACGCTGACACCATCGAGGCCGAGACATTGCCGGATGCCTTTGCGGCCTTGCAGGCACTCACCACCGGCTGGTATGCCGCCGCAGTGGCCGATGAGACATTGACAGACACGCAGATCCGATCCGCCTCCACATGGATCCAAGCGGCAGACAAAAAAATCATGGGATGGACGACCCGCGACCCGGCGCATTTGGAATTTAAAAAAACCAATGTGTTCAGACAGCTCAACGCATCAGGGTGTGATCGCACCGTGGTGCTGTACGACACCACGGACCCCTACGCGGTGATCTCGTGGTTGGCCCGTGCCTTGTCGGTGAACTTCAGTGCCAACAACGCCGCCCTGACCATGAAATTTAAGCACCTGCCCGGCGTGGCCGCAGATCAATTGACACAGACCCAGGTGGCCCAGTGCGTGCGTTTAGGCATCAACTATTACGCCTACTTTGATGATGTGGCGATGGTGGCCGAAGGCACCTGTATTGGCGGGCGCTTCTTTGATGAAGTCCATCTGCTGGATTGGCTGGTGGATGCGGTGCAAAAGGAAGTGTTTGCCGTCCTGCATCGCAGCCCGACGAAGGTGCCGCTGACGGATGCAGGCACCCACCTGCTGCTGGCGGCCTGCAAAAAAGTCTGCCAAGAAGGGGTCCGTAACGGCGCCTTTGCCCCTGGCCTCTGGAACGGGGAGGCCTTCGGTGCGCTGGCCACCGGCGATTACCTGGACGCTGGTTTTTATGTCTGGGCCGATTCAGTGGACACCTTATCGACCTCTGATCGCCAAGCGCGCCGGGCACCGCCACTTCAGATCGCCGTGAAGCTGGCCGGTGCCATCCATGCGGTGGACGTCATCATCCACTTTGACCGATAAAGGAATCCCATGTCCGTCTTCGACCCCAAACAAGTGTCGGTGCTGCTCAATGGAACCCAGATCAAAGACTGGGCCGATGGCACGGACGTCATCGACGCCAAACACAATGCTGATGCCGGTGCCTACACCATCGGGGCCAGCGGCGCGGGCGTGTTTGTCGCCAACGCGGATCGGTCCGGCACCTTAACGTTGAAAATCAAACAGCACAGCGCCGACAACACATTTTTGAGCAGGCGACTGGCGCAGCAACGCGGCGCGATCCAGTCCTTCACCCCCTTCACCCTGGATATCCGTGACCTGTTGAATCAGGACGTGGTGACAGCGACCCATGGGTATTTCACGACGCCCCCCGGATTTACCCGGGGCGCCGGACACAATCCAGAAACCTGGACACTGGTGTTCCAGGTCATGGACATCACCCTAGAAAAAGGCTTTGGCAACGTATGAACAATGAACATCGTTTTGAAATAGATGGCATCACCTACCTGATGACCCCGGCCAATGCGATGGCGGCCTGGCAATCGCTCAAACGCGCCGGGGTGCTGCTGCGGGGGATGGATGCGGACGCCCTGACCAACACCCAAGGCGCAGCCTCCGTTGCCCTAGGGGCGATCCTGAGCCATCTGGGCGACCCTGCGGTCACTGAGATAGAAGCCTTGGTGTTCGAACAGACCGCGATCAAGACCCCCGATGGCACCACCTACCGGCTCAGCCCAGATCGGCTCAATGAGCACTTCAACACCCGCCGCACCCATCTGCTGCGCGTCTTAATGGAAGGAGTGAAGTATCAATACAGCGATTTTTTCGCTGGCGGCATGGCGGCCTTCCAGGAGTTGATTCCCATGCCGAGCGCCGAGAAACAGTAACCGACTGGTTTCTCTGGGCACCGATCATGCGCGGCTATTGCGATCTTGAGCAACTGCGCACCGTGTACTGCCTCAGTGACTTATGTACCTTCCACACCGCGATGGTGGAATGGGATGCCCTCCAGCATGACGCGCTAACCCCTGCGATGATTCTCGACGAATTCCTGATCCGCCTTGGCGCGGTCGCTGACACCTCAGGCTTCAACACCTTTAGCACCGGCCTGACCCGCGTTACGGGCATCGTGACGGTTGCCGCCGCCGCCATGGGAGGGGCGCTGGCCGGAATGAATCGCTTTGTCGGCAGCGCCTTAAGCGAACTGAATGCCCTCAATAGCGCCAGCCAGCGCACCGGAGCCAGCCTGTCCTTTCTCCAGGAGCTGGGCTATGCGGCGCGTTTGAATGGCTCCTCTGTGGAGGCATCGACCCGTTCTATTGAATCCTTGTCCCAAAAAATAGGCGAAGCCGCCAATGGGGTAGGGCGCGGGGCCATGCTGTTCCAGAAGCTGGGCTTGCAGGCCCGACAGGCCGATGGCTCCGTTAAATCCGTTGGCGACATGCTGGGCGATGTGCAGGAAAAAATCCGTGGTTTGTCCGCACCACAACAGCAGTCCATCCTGGCCAACCTGGGCATGGATGCCACGATGTTGCAAACCCTGCGCCTGAGTCGTGAGGAGTTAAACGGCGTCTTCCAAGAGGCACACGATCTAGGTGTCATCACCGCTGATGGCGCCGATACAGCGCTGGAGTATGGCGATGCGATGGAACGCCTGCGCGTGGTGCTGGGGGCCTTACGGACCAACATCGCCATTGGGGTGGCCCCGGCCTTCACCCGGCTGATTGAGCACTCCAAACACTGGTTGATCGCCAATAAAGAGCAACTGCGTGATGGTATCGGCAAAGTGGTCAACGTCTTAATTGCAGCGGGCACCGCCGTATGGAACTTCATCCGTGCCGTGAACAGCGCGGTGAATCAGACCATTGGCTGGAAAGCGGTGCTGCTGGCCGTGGGCGCGGTGCTGGCCCGGGCCTTTGCACTGAACCCGGTCACCTGGCTGATTGCGGGGATTGTGGCCCTAGTGGCGTTGGTCGATGACTTCATAACCTACCTGGACGGCGGAGAGTCCTTGCTGGGGGCCTTCTGGGGTCCGCTGATCACCTATGCCAAGCGCGCCAAGGCTGTGATTGCAGACCTCACGCCCGCACTGAAAGCCCTTGGCGTCCTCTTAGCGGGACTGGCCATCGGTCACGTGGTGAGCAACATCGGCCGCCTAGTGGGCGCAGGCCGCACTCTGGCAATGTGGCTGGCTGGGCCGTTGGTGAAAGCGCTCCAGGTCGCCGCGCTGGCGTTGCGTGCCGCGTTTTTGTCCAACCCCATTGGATTAGTGATTGCAAGCGTGGCCCTGCTGGCGTATGCGATCTATACGCATTTTGACAAGATCAAGCACGCGGTGGGGACGGCCTGGCAGTGGTGCACCCGCACCGCCAATGCTGCCTTTGGGTCCATCCAACACACGCTGCAAGAGGCTGCCGCCGCCGCCAAGACCACCTGGGCCAGCATCAAGGACGCCTGTGCGCTGGCCTTTAGCCACAGCATCGCCACCGCCGATAGTGCCGTAAACCGCTTGCGGGCCGTGTTCAGCGCCATGGGCAGCCGTATCAGCGCCGCCCTAACCAGCGCCTTCGACACCATCATGACGCTGTGGGACCGTACCGTCGGGCGTATCGCCCAGGGGGCCGAGCGGATCAAAGGCTTTTTCCGAGCGATTGCTCCAACACTGAAGCAGGCCGGTCGTGACACCCAAGACGTGGCGCAGCGCGTCAATGCACAGGTGCAGGCCGCCCAGACGACAGCTCGCCACGCCGCTGCTCAGGCCGCCACGCCCGCCCGTTCCCAGGCCAACGTGCATTCCCAACAGGAAGTAAAGATCGATATCCACACCGCCGATCCGATCCTGGCCGGTCGTCAAGCCGCCGCCGACATCAACAGACACCACCAGATGGCGCTGCGCAATACCGGTAGTGCTGTGGCGTTTTGATCCGCCCAGCCTATCGGTAAATCTCGCCCCGGTGACCAACACGCACTACAAGGACGCGCAAAACGCTATCTTGAATGTCGCAGACGACCCGAAAATCACCAACACGATAACGCCAAAAGCCACCAAGTGGTCCGGTTAATGCTTTACCACTGCTGCGTGGATTTTCTAGTCCGGCGATGCGCTCATCCATGAAATCGACAATGCGCCGTGCCATGTGCTTGTCGAGCTTGCGTAACTGCTGCTTGGCCGTGTCGGTGTAATCAATCGTCCAGGCCAAGCGTTTTCCTCACGTCGGCAGCAGAATGCACCTGTTCTTGTCCATGACGGACACGCTCCAACACATCGGCAGCAAGGTAGTAATCCTCCATTTCCTCAATGCCATGCTCAATGATTTCACGCAGGTAGTAAGCCTTTGTGCGTCCCGTATGGGAGGCAAGAGAGTTAAGCCTTTGCTCCATTTCAGGAGAGAGGCGAATCGAAGTCGCCATGTCAAAACCCCCACTTAGATGCATGTATTCATTGTATCGCAGATGAGATCGCCCAATGGGCATCTCCAAAGCTGACTCCCTGCTTCACCGAAACAGGTTTCCACCCCCTCATGATCACCCTGACCCACCGCCACATAGGCACCGTCACCCTGGATGCGGTGATTGAAGAAACCCACCAAGCCGAGCTACGCATCACTGAAAACCCCGTAGAGTCCGGCGCGATGATCGGCGATCACGCCGTTCTAATGCCGCAGACCGTCACCATTGCTGGCATTGTGGTGGACTACCAACCCCAGCGCAGCCCAGCTCCTGCCGCAGAGGAGCACAGGGCCGAGCCATTGCGTTTGCTGACCGATCGCGTACCTTTCCCCACGGACCTGCTGCCCTTCACCGCTCAGGCCCTGCGTGTGGCCCAACGTGAGCTGCCCTCGGTGATCAGCCAAGCCACTGCACCCCAGAGCGACGGCCAGCACGCCGTGCGCCCTCTGGCCGACTGGCTGCCGGATTTTCAGCCCATCACCCCCCGTGATGATTCTGCCGCCACAGGCCGCATTGCCCAGGTGTACACCGCCCTGCGGAATCTGCAACGCAGCGGACAGACCCTGGAGGTACAAACCGGCGTCCAGAAGTATCAAGACATGTTGATTCTCTCCATTGCGGCCAGACAAACCCAGGATGGTTCGATTGAATTAGTACTGACAGTGCGAGAACTGTTCATCGTCAAGACAACATCGATTTCTGGTGTTTCATTGCTCGCCCCCAAACGCGGCAGGAGCGCTTCCCAAGGTGCCGCACAACGCCACAGCGGCCAGACCCACCCTAAGCCGGTCGACACCGAGAAAAACCGCTCCTTACTGCGTCAGATTTCTGGACTGTTCTGATGCGACAGATTCCCGTGGATAGCAGCCCCTACCAAACCCAATCCTTTCAGATGGCCGGGGACGCCTTACGCTTGCTCCTGCGATGGAATCCGGTCCCGTGTTGCTGGTCGATGGACCTGTACACCGCGACCCTAGATCAGCCCGTGGCGCAAGGCGTCCCCCTGGTGGTGGGCGTCCCCCTGCTGTGGCGGCGTCCTGTCGATTACTTCTTTTGGCTGACAGATGAAAGCGGTTTAGAGATGGACCCGATGCGCCACGATGACCTGGGCGAACGCTGCTTGCTGTTTGTTGGATTAAAAGAGCAGGTCCGCCCATGAAACAGTTTGGCCGCCAGTATCGCCTGGAGCTGGGGTCCAGCCACGATGGGATTGCCATCGACACCCTGCGCATCGCCTTTGACATCCGCAAAACCAGCGACTCCACCCCCAACCCAGCCAAGATCACCGTATGGAATCTCAACCGCGATCACCTGAGCTTGCTCACCAGCCGACAGTACAACAGGGTACGGCTGCTGGCCGGTTACGCAGAGCTGCGCCTGTTATTTGTCGGTGACATCATCAAACCTTATGTGAGACGCGATGGCACGGATTACATCATTGAACTGGAATGCGGCGATGGGGATCACGACTACCGCAATGCGCATGTCTGCTTATCCTTAGCCGCAGGTGCGACCGATGCCCAGGTACTGCGGGCACTGAGTACCTCCATGCCGTCTACCCGGCTGGGACCTATCCAGATGCAGGGACAGCGTGGCTTGACTCGCGGCAAAGTGCTCTCGGGCAACACACGGACCCTGCTGGATGCAATGGCCAAAAATCATGGTGCGGACTGGTCCATCCAGGATGGAGCACTGATGGTATTACCGACCGATACCGTCCTGGCCGGTGACGCCGTGCTGCTCTCCCAAAGCAGCGGCATGATTGGCTCCCCCGAAGTGACCGATGATGGATTAAAAATCACTGCCTTGCTCAATCCGGCCTTGCGCATCGGCGGCCTGGTGCGCGTGGACTCGATCATCCCTATCTACAACGGCGACTACAAAATCACCTCACTGCATGACATGGGCGATGTCATGGCCGAAGCCTGGTTCAGTACGGTGACCTGTGTGGGCGGTGATTTTCAGAAAGTGAGGCCGTCTGTATGAGTCTGGATGACTGGAATAACGCCTCCCTCAGTGCCGTACTGCAACGCAGTACCGAAGCGCTGGCCCAGCGCCTGCGTGTGGCCTTGCCTGGGCAGATCGTCCGCTTTAACCCGGTCACCCAAACGGCGACCGTACAGCCGTTGATCCAGCAGAAGATGAACGATGCCTCCCTTCAACCCTTACCGGTACTCCAGGATGTGCCGGTATCCTTCCCGCGTGGCGGCGGCTTTGTGATGACCTTCCCCGTGGCTCCTGGGGATGAATGCGAACTCATCTTCCAAGATCGCTGCATTGATGCCTGGTTCCAGTCTGGCCGTGCGTCCGAGCCTGTGGACTATCGCCTGCATGACCTGTCTGATGCCGTTGCCTGCGTGGGAATTGCTTCAATGCACAGGTGCAGGCCGCCCAGACGACAGCTCGCCACGCCGCTGCTCAGGCCGCCACGCCCGCCCGTTCCCAGGCCAACGTGCATTCCCAACAGGAAGTAAAGATCGATATCCACACCGCCGACCCGATCTTGGCCGGTCGCCAAGCCGCCGCCGACATCAACAGACACCACCAGATGGCGCTACGCAATACCGGTAGTGCTGTGGCGTTTTGAGGGGATCGTCTTAGCCTATTACCTCTCTAGCCAGTCTGTCCAAAGGCAGGATCAGGAGCGCAAAGAGTCGGTGTCAATGCATTGGTTGCGCTACTAGACGTATACCTAGGGCGGTACAGACGCGGCTTATCGTATCGAAGCGTGGTTCACTGCCAGGCCGAAGAGCCTTGTATAGAGCTTCCCGCGTGATGCCAGAATCCTTCGCAATCTGAGACATGCCACGTGAACGGGCAATGTCACCCAGCGCAGCCGCTAACAGTGCTGGATCGTTTTCTTCAAGAACAGCCGTGAGATACGCGGCTACCTCCTCTTCGCTGTTCAGGTATTCGGCGGCATCGAACTCTGGCAGTTCGGAGACATTGATTTTCTTTGTGATGGTCACGGGTCAATCCTCTAAAGATTTTGCTAGCTCAATGGCCCGACGAATGTCTGATTGCTGCGTTGACTTGTCGCCGCCGCCGAGCATCACGATGAGAAAGCTGCCTCGCTGCACGTAGTACATACGCCAGCCAGGTCCGAAGTGTTCGCGCATTTCAAACACGCCTTCACCCACTGGCTGCACGTCTCCAAAGTTGCCGAGCTGCACCTTGCGTAAGCGCTTGATGAGGCGCTGCCTTGCCAGCCCATCCTTTAGGCCCTTTAGCCAGTCAGAGAACCCTTCAAGTCGTTTTACCGTGTAGGTCATGCACTGCACTGTAATCGAACGATTACTTTGCAGTAAAGTCAAACGAAAATAATAGTAATGCTGTAACGTGATCCATCTATCTATCCCCTCATGATCACCCTGACCCACCGCCACATAGGCACCGTCACCCTGGATGCGGTGATTGAAGAAACCCACCAAGCCGAGCTGCGCATCACTGAAAACCCCGTAGAGTCCGGCGCCATGATCGGCGATCACGCCGTTCTGATGCCGCAGACCGTCACCATTGCTGGCATTGTGGTGGACTACCAACCCCAGCGCAGCCCAGCCCCTGCCGCAGAGGAGCACAGGGCCGAGCCATTGAGTGTCCTGACCGATCGCGTCCCATTCCCCACGGACCTGCTGCCCTTCACCACTCAGGCGCTGCGTGTGGCCCAACGTGAACTGCCCTCGGTGATCAGCCAAGCCACTGCACCCCAGAGCGACGGCCAGCACGCCGTGCGCCCTCTGGCCGACTGGCTGCCGGATTTTCAGCCCATCACCCCCCGTGATGACGCCACCACCACAGGCCGCATTGCCCAGGTGTACACCGCCCTGCGGAATCTGCAACGCAGCGGACAGACCCTGGAGGTACAAACCGGCGTCCAGAAGTATCAAGACATGTTGATTCTCTCCATTGCGGCCAGACAAACCCAGGATGGTTCGATTGAATTAGTACTGACAGTGCGAGAACTGTTCATCGTCAAGACAACATCGATTTCTGGTGTTTCATTGCTCGCCCCCAAACGCGGCAGGAGCGCTTCCCAAGGTGCCGCACAACGCCACAGCGGCCAGACCCACCCTAAGCCGGTCGACACCGAGAAAAACCGCTCCTTACTGCGTCAGATTTCTGGACTGTTCTGATGCGACAGATTCCCGTGGATAGCAGCCCCTACCAAACCCAATCCTTTCAGATGGCCGGGGACGCCTTACGCTTGCTCCTGCGATGGAATCCGGTCCCGTGTTGCTGGTCGATGGACCTGTACACCGCGACCCTAGATCAGCCCGTGGCGCAAGGCGTCCCCCTGGTGGTGGGCGTCCCCCTGCTGTGGCGGCGTCCTGTCGATTACTTCTTTTGGCTGACAGATGAAAGCGGTTTAGAGATGGACCCGATGCGCCACGATGACCTGGGCGAACGCTGCTTGCTGTTTGTTGGATTAAAAGAGCAGGTCCGCCCATGAAACAGTTTGGCCGCCAGTATCGCCTGGAGCTGGGGTCCAGCCACGATGGGATTGCCATCGACACCCTGCGCATCGCCTTTGACATCCGCAAAACCAGCGACTCCACCCCCAACCCAGCCAAGATCACCGTATGGAATCTCAACCGCGATCACCTGAGCTTGCTCACCAGCCGACAGTACAACAGGGTACGGCTGCTGGCCGGTTACGCAGAGCTGCGCCTGTTATTTGTCGGTGACATCATCAAACCTTATGTGAGACGCGATGGCACGGATTACATCATTGAACTGGAATGCGGCGATGGGGATCACGACTACCGCAATGCGCATGTCTGCTTATCCTTAGCCGCAGGTGCGACCGATGCCCAGGTACTGCGGGCACTGAGTACCTCCATGCCGTCTACCCGGCTGGGACCTATCCAGATGCAGGGACAGCGTGGCTTGACTCGCGGCAAAGTGCTCTCGGGCAACACACGGACCCTGCTGGATGCAATGGCCAAAAATCATGGTGCGGACTGGTCCATCCAGGATGGAGCACTGATGGTATTACCGACCGATACCGTCCTGGCCGGTGACGCCGTGCTGCTCTCCCAAAGCAGCGGCATGATTGGCTCCCCCGAAGTGACCGATGATGGATTAAAAATCACTGCCTTGCTCAATCCGGCCTTGCGCATCGGCGGCCTGGTGCGCGTGGACTCGATCATCCCTATCTACAACGGCGACTACAAAATCACCTCACTGCATGACATGGGCGATGTCATGGCCGAAGCCTGGTTCAGTACGGTGACCTGTGTGGGCGGTGATTTTCAGAAAGTGAGGCCGTCTGTATGAGTCTGGATGACTGGAATAACGCCTCCCTCAGTGCCGTACTGCAACGCAGTACCGAAGCGCTGGCCCAGCGCCTGCGTGTGGCCTTGCCTGGGCAGATCGTCCGCTTTAACCCGGTCACCCAAACGGCGACCGTACAGCCGTTGATCCAGCAGAAGATGAACGATGCCTCCCTTCAACCCTTACCGGTACTCCAGGATGTGCCGGTATCCTTCCCGCGTGGCGGCGGCTTTGTGATGACCTTCCCCGTGGCTCCTGGGGATGAATGCGAACTCATCTTCCAAGATCGCTGCATTGATGCCTGGTTCCAGTCTGGCCGTGCGTCCGAGCCTGTGGACTATCGCCTGCATGACCTGTCTGATGCCGTTGCCTGCGTGGGAATTGCTTCCTTACCCAATGTCATTCCGAGGTTTGAAATGGACGGCGTGGTACTGCGCACCCTGGATGGCCGCGCCTCATTCAAACTGGATACCGCAGGTGTACTCACACTGCGTGGAACGAAGCTGGTTCTTGATCTTCCCGTGGAATTCACCCAGGGACTGCGTGGTCATGGCGACGTCGTATCAAACAACATCCGCCTGGAGACACACACCCACGACAACGTGGAGAACGGCCCAGGACAGACAGGCCCGGCCCAATGAGAGTGCGCCGCTTGGACAGCCAAGGGGATTGGACCTTCGGCAACGGGCGCGGCAACTATGCTGCCGCCAGCGATTGCCTGGCACAGCGCGTAAAAACACGGCTGCGCTCCTTCCGTGGCAACTGGTTCCTGGATCTGGACCACGGCCTGCCGTGGCTGGAGCTGATGGAGCGGCCTGCCGACCTGGTACACCTGGAGCACGAGGTCAAGCGCTGCATCCTCAGCACCGAAGGGGTGAGCCGCCTCACCGCCTTCTCAATGGCCTTGGAGGCTGACACCCGCACCTTAACTATCCAAGTCACCTTGCTGGATGTGGACCAGCAGGCGATGACCGTTAGTACCACGCTGTGAGGGTGAGAGATGTGCCGCCAGCGACACACTTAAATTTCCTTGTGATTTAAGGATGACGTTGTTTATTCCATCATTTATTAAGTGTTTAAACCATGGGAAAAGTCACCACCACCGGATACGAAGCCGAGCGGCTGGATACGATCATTGCCCGCTTGCAAGAAGGCTTCCGCTCCATTTACGGCAACGATATCAACGTTGATCCAGACAGCCCCGATGGACAGTTGATTGGCCTGATTGCACAGATCAAAGCCGATCTGGAAGAACTGGGCACGGACATCCACCGGCAACTGGACCCGGATTACGCCAGTGGCGCGTGGCTAGAACAACGCGTAGCCTACGCCGGATTAACCCGCAGGCGAGCCAGCTACAGCTACTTACGCAATGTCACTTTGACGGGCACACCCGATGCCTCGATCCCGGCAGGGTATGTTGTTTCAGATCCCAATCGCTGCCGCTGGCAGCTCGTGTCACCCGTGCGCCTGGATGCCACCGGCCACGCACATGCAGACTTTCGCAGTGATACCTTAGGCCGTTTTGACGTCCCGGCACACACCGCCCTGACCATTGAAACCGTGGCCCTGGGCTGGGACCGGGCCATCACCACCGAAGACGCCGAGGCAGGGGCAGAAGAAGAGCACGATGCGGCCCTGCGCGCCCGCTTCTTTAAAAGCCGTGCCAAGACATCCACCAACAATGCTGACAGCATCCAGGCCACGCTCTGGGGGCTACCCGACGTGCGCCACGTCGTCTGCTTAGAAAACTTCACCGATACTGTGGATGCTGCGGGAGTCCCCGCCCACGGCATTAACGTCATTGTGGAGGGGGGCCGGGATGACGCCATTGCTGAAGTGATCTATCACCATAAAACACTCGGTACAAACATGCGTGGCGCGGTGCGGGTACAGATTAAAAACAAACACGGCCAACCTAGAGACATCTATTTTGATCGTCCAACGATGGTCCGTTGCGCCGCCCGCATCGAAGTAGAGCGCGATAGCAGCACTTCCGGTATTGATACCCATGGGATCAAACAGGCATTGGCCGAGCGCTCCTTTCTGATTGGCGAGCACGTCCACCGCAGCCGACTGTATACCCAAATTAATAGCGTCCCAGGCTTTTGGGTGACATCGCTGATGATCGGTCAAGCAGGCCAAGCGTTGTCTGAGCAGAATATTCCTATCGACGTGAGAAGCATGGCGCGCTTTGCAATGAATGATCTACAGGTCATCGTGCGATGAGCTACGCGGACCTGTTGATCTGGCAATACAAGGGCCAACCCAGGGCCACCGCCACCGCTGCATTGATCAGCGATACCTTCAGCACCACCTGGAACGGCTTAGCCGATCTGCGCCAGACATTGGATATCGAACGCGCCACCGGAACACACCTTGACCTCATCGGCCAGCATGTCGGTCAATCCCGTGTCTTATCCAGTGAACGCACACCCGTGCAGCACGATCTGAGCTTGGACGATGCAGCGTACCGCTTTCTCATCAAGTGCCGCATTGCCAAAAATCACATGACCGGAACCGCGCCCAATATGGAGGAAGTCCTGGACTTCATCTTTCCCGGCAGCGCCGCAGTGCTGGACCACTACGACATGAGCTATACCGTGTTTGTCAGTACTGCAATGATTTCAGACGTCATCCGCCATGCCATCACCGCGCTGGACATTTTGCCACGTCCGGCAGGCGTGCGGGTTCGCTACAACCTTGTGACGCATCTGCCCTTCGGATACGAGCGCAGCAATCGTAACTACACACACGGCACCTTTGGCGACCCACCCGAGCGATAACCCATGACAGAACACTACTTCCGTACCCCCTTTGCCCACCAAGGGGACATGATCCACGTGCCCGAAGCCAAAGACAGCCACGGCTTTGTCAGCTACACCCAAGGATGGGGGCCGGATTATCAAAAAGATTTAACCAAGGAGCCGACGGCTAAACCCGTAGAACGCACCGTCATGAATGCCGTGCTGCACGCCATCACCACGGTGCTTAAAGGCTACCAGGAATACGGCAGCCCTGAATTCATCACCGCCGAACAGAATAACGGCACGCCATTTTCATACATGCGTGGGGTGATCGTCCGATACCGCCCGGATCAAGCAAGCCGTTACGGGCTGTATCTGTCCACGGCTGACAACAACACCGATACACCGCTACAGAATGAACCAAACCGTTGGACGGCACTCTCCAGGTACGAGCCTGGACAGATTGTCTACACCGCAGGCAAACGCGCCTTACCTGGCACGCTGCTGTGTGATGGCCGCGCTGTATCGCGTGCTATGTACCCACGCCTGTTTGAGGAAATCAACACCAGTTATGGCGCCGGTGATGGTGTCAGCACCTTCAACATTCCCAATTTTCTTGAAGGCACCGTAGGCGTTCACACCGCCGACCCTGCCTTGGTAGGCACCTTCAGCAACGGGCAGGTCATCTCCCATGCGCACACCGCGACCGCCGAGGAGGGCGGTAGGCATCTCCATCCGGTCACAGTCCATCCCGCAGGCCGCCATACACACCCTGCCAGCGCAGCAGCGGCGGGCAATCATCTACACCAGGCATGGAGCGACGAACAAGGATTGCACCAGCATACAGGCAGCACCTCTTGGGACGGTGACCACGCGCATATCCTAGGTTCTTTCAGAGCGATCTATGCCTCTGGAAGAGACATGGGTTTTTATGAGCAAAATCAAGGCAAAGTCACGACCAATGTCACTGGCGGGCATCTACACAGATTCACCACCGATGCAAACGGCAAACATGCCCACAACATCGGCATGCAGGCATCAGGGTTTCATGTGCATGACATTGCTGTAACAGCAGACGGAGATCATGCCCACGCCGCAACAGCCGAATCCGCTGGCAGGCATGGCCACACCGTGTCCATTGATCGCTTTGGAGAACACCACAACCTGCCCGCTGGCCTGCGCGTCATGGCGTGTTAG